GAAAATTCCATATTCTTATTTGATAGTAATTTATTATCTACACTTTTTATAGAAAAATTACGCTTATTGATTATCTTATCATCTTCTAATAGCCTAATTAAACCAAATAGTTCGCTGTTGCCTTTTAACGAAAAAATTATTGCCTTATTGTTATTACTTTTTAGTAAATATAATTTTTTCATAATCAGTTCTATTTGATTTATGGATAATGAATTACTATCAAATAAGAATATGGAATTTTCCTTGTTTAATAAATTTATAAATGCTTTATCAGAAATTCTGTCTTTGGTTTCAAAAATAAATATGTCTTGATCTTTAATTTTGGTAGCAATATCGTAAAAAATGTAAGTCTTGCCTGAATAGCTACTTCCGATTACAAATTGTAAATTAAATTTTTCTATATCTGTTATTATATTTTTTGTTATTTCACGACTAATAAAAAAGTGAGGAAGTATAATTTTGTTTTTGTTTACTAAACTTTTACCATATAAGAAAAAAGATTTATTTTTTTCAAACGAGTCATCTGATTGTTCAACAATAAAACTTTTATAATTATCTAAATCGTCAGTAGCTATTTTTTGAGTTTCAACCCAGGATTTATAGATTTTCTGATAAATATCATCATAAGAATTAAACTTAACTATATGAGTAATTCCAAAACTTTCATACTTCATGCTTTCAAGTTTAGTAGGTTCTCCTACAAAACATAAGTATCTGCTCGTAACGCATTCGCAACGCTCATCTGGAAGAACAGTTAATATATCAATTTCGTCATTTAAGCTACATCCTATAAACAATAAGTTTTGGTATAAAGCATCATGATTTAATTTGTTTAAAAGGACTTTGTTACTTTCTAAACTTGTTGCGTACTGTTTACTTGAAAAAATAATTGAATTATAATTTCCATAATTAATTAAATTATTCACATCACCATGTAATTTAATAACACAATTAAACTCGTCAAAGACAGATTCAATTACATTCTCATTATTACAACAGATAGTATGATTAAATTTACTGTTTTTTTCGATTGCATCATCAATATTTAGTGTGTAAATGTAGGGCCATTCAATTTTTAAAAAGTCAATCTTATTTTTCTCTCGGATTTTCACATCGGTAAAATTGGAAACAAAGTAATTCCTTTTGTCAATATCATCAATCTGCTTGATATATAATTCAGCTATTTGAGAAAAAGGTTCATTGTACATCTTTTCCTTACTGTCTTTAAGCTCTTCAAATTTATTACACAAAGAATCAATCATATGTTCTTGATAGTCTTTTCCTGACGGAACTTTTCCATTTTTTGCTTCGCTATTAAGAGTAAAACCTGAACCGATTATAGGAATAATCATTTTACGCTTTAAGTTTTTCATAAACGTGTCATATATATCACTAAAGTTAACTATTTCCACAAAATATCACCTCAATAATTTTAGTTTTTATATTATATCATATATTGTCAAAAAGCACAACAAAAAATTGAAAATTTTTGTAAAATAAAGAGGTTAAGCATTAGAAAAAATTGCTTAACCTCTTTGTTGTTTTAATAATAAAAAATCTTTTGTGTTACGGTGTAATAAATTTTAAAAATATATTATCTTGTTTCCTTGAAAATCGGCAGGCAAACTAAAATGACAGTAAGTTTGACTGCATTTTATCTTGTTTTAACTTAATTCAAAATTACTCAACTGAATTTTTGAAATCTCAAAAACCCAGTGTTTAAGCCACTTTTAAGGCATTTTAAGTAATTTTGATAAAAAATAAAAGGTGGTTAAAAAACCACCTTTTTTGGTCGAGGTGACAGGACTTGAACCTGCGGCATCTTGGTCCCAAACCACTTAATAAATGTGTGAAAAACTTAGTGTTTATCGGACTTTTCAAGTTCAGTTGCCTAACATTTGCCTTGCATTTATTTTTTAGCTTATTTTACGATTGAGAAAATCATCAAGTTTTTTCGCAGGTGCTTCAGTATCATCTTGCATTAAATGCGTGTAAATGTTCAAGGTGGTTTCGGGTTTGGTATGCCCTAACTGGTGTTGAATGTAGAGAATATCATAGCCCGAATAGAAAAGATTTGTTGCGTGGGTGTGTCTAAGACAATGAGCTGTAAACGGTTCTATGACCTGCGGAATACCGTCGGGGCAGTATTTACTGCGTGGAGCAATGCCGACAATTTTGCCTTGCTGTGAATTGAATGCTTCGAGGTTTAGGCAATTGATGTAACTCTCCCACAATCTCCGCCACGCTGAATTTGTCATAAGTTTGCCTTTGGTGGTTGTGACTACATAATCAAATGGGGAGTGGGGTGCAAGGCTTTTCAGATAGTCTGACAGAACGGTCGGAATATCAACCTTGCGGACACCTGCTTCTGTTTTCGCTCCTGCTTTTATATAAGAATTGTTTCCGTCAAGAACCAAAGTCTGATGAACATTTATTTTGTTGCGTTTCAAGTCAATATCCGCCCATTGCAAGCCGAGGCATTCACCTCTTCGCAGTCCTGCAAGCAACATAATCATTGCCGGCAATCTTCCTCTGTGCGGAGTGTTGATTATTAGCTTTTGCTCTTCAGGTGACAAGGCTCTGCGTTCTTTTTTCTTTGCCGCGTTCTTTGATATTTTGACATATTTCAGTGGGTTGAAGTCGATAGCTCGGTTTTCAATAGCATACTCAAACACTCGGCTTGCGGTTGCGATGAACTCCTTCAGCGATTTTTTCGCTGTGGGTTTGCCTGTTGTTGGGTTCTTAGCGGCTAAGTCGAACACGATTTCCTGAAAGTCGGCAATTGTCAGCTTGTTGATTTTGTAAGGTTCAAGCTCTGTAAAATGTTTGAGATACCGTTCAAGCGTTTTGTATTGCTGTGGTGTTTGCAGTGACCTCTGAACTGTTAGCCAGCGTTCTTTCCAACATCCGTATGTATCATCAGATGAGATATCTATGCCTTTGCCGAGTTTTTGTTTTAATTCGGCGGCAAGCGTTTCAACATCTTTTCGTGATGTGCCGCATACGGATTTGTACTTTCGTTTACCGTTTTCATCTCGTCCGATATAGATGTTCTTCTGATAGCGTCCGTCTTTGCGTTTTTTCATTTTATACACTCCTTTTGCTTAAAAAAGGGTGCAAAAATCCCCTGATATTCAAAACTTGAAAAATTCAGGGGAGTGTGATACAATATTATTGCTTTTAGTAGTATCACTGCACCCTGTGTGGTGGTTTCCGCTCCGACTTGCGCCAACAGGTCAGGGCGGTTTTTATTTTTATTTTAATTTTTATTTGCTATGAGCATTTTAACCTTTGCATTATAACTTACTTTATCGTTCTCATCGTAATGTTCACCAATTGTAAAATCGTTAATGCCAAGAATTCGCTCTTGATTTTCTTTAACGAAAGCCACATCTTCTATATGAAGATTTCCGACATCTAAACCGTTGACAAGCACCTTGATTGCAGGTTCACCTTTATAATCGTACTCCTCTAACTGCACATTAAGCACTTTGCCTGCTTTTTTGTCAGTTTTGAGTTGTTTAAGTAACTTCTGTCTGCCCTGAAAAGTAACACCCGCAACCTTAAAAACTTTTATGTGTGATTTGCCTGATTCAGGGTGCATCGCAGGAGTTTTTACCTCTGATTTTTGCTTTTTAAATAATTTTGATAATAATCCCATAATAGCCTCCTCGTTTTGTGATATACATTGACAAAATATATATCATATACTAAAATAATATTAGAGAGGTTCAGACTTCTCACTATTCCTATTTTTCCTACCATAGCGGCAACTATGGTAGGTTTTTCTTTTTGTTGATAAAATCTGCAAATTGCTCCTTTACTTGCCGTTCAAGAGGGTGCAAATAAAAGGCATTTCTGCGTTCAAGCTCTGCCATTCTTTCTGCCCTGTAGGTTGCCGCCTCAAGGCTGATGTCGCATAAATTTGCAATTGCAGCGGCATTGATTGCTTGCATTTCGTGCAACACACAAGCCGGAGCTAACAAGTCCCGAGCGAACACATTTGCCGAATGTTCGGCATCATCAGTTATTAAAAAGCCGTTGCCGTCAGCTTTAAATAAATGCCCTAAAAAAATGTGTCCAAGCTCGTGTGCAATTGTGAATCTGCATCGCTGAGGAGATTGCTCATCAGCATAGACGATGTACAGCTTATCATCTTGCATCAAAGTTATTCCGCTCTCATTTTCACTTAGCAGATTGACTGCCGAATTTTTCAGTAAAACAATGTCTGCTTGCTTTGCTATCTGACTGACCTTAACAGGCAGGCTGTTGATTTTGTAGTCGATTAAGCATTGCCAAGAGGCATTGCGTGCATTTTTATATTGTCCATAATTCAAGTTTTACCACCCCGTAGGTATTGTAACCTATGGGGTGTTTTTTATTATGTACTTATAAATCTGTATCGTCAGGCTCAAACTTACTGAGATTAGGAAGATTAACTATTTCAATTGGTTGATTATTGCCGTCACTTCGTGCGGCTTTAACCGTTGGTATCAATACTTCATCTTCCACACCGAGCAATCTATCAACTGCAGGTTGCATTTCAGGGCTATTTCTGTATGCGATTATAAGTTTCTTTTCTTTGTCTGATGTTTCAAAAGGTAGTTTAACCGCATTGCAATTTTGCAAATCATTTATGCTAATTCCCAAACCTGCACAAATTTTAATCACACTATCAACAGCAGCTCCGCCAATAGAGCCTTTAAGCATAGATCTAAGTGTGCTGTATGGTATTTCAATTTTTTTGGCAAAGGTTTTTACACTAAATCCTTTGTCACTTATTAACTGTTTTATGTAATCTTCTCTTGTCAAGTTAATCACCCTTTACTATTACTGATTGTAACACGCTGTTTACGAAAAATCAATACTAAAATGCGAAATTTCGTAAAAATATTTTTAAAAATCCGTTGACAAGTGCGAAATATCGTGTTATATTTAATACAGAAACACGAAATATCGCATTTTAGGAGGTGAAAAATCGTGTTTGACAAAATCGAAGTAATCATTTTTGAAAAGAAAATGAAAAAGAAAGAAGTTGCCGAGAAAATGGGAATTTCATACGGACAGTTTTGTGCCAAAATGCGTGGGGAATATCCATTTACGCTTGATGAAGCTCTCCGCTTAAAGTCGGTTTTACAAACTGATTTATCTATCGAAGATTTATTCGGTTCGGCGGCTTAACGAAATTCTTAAAAAGAACAGTAGGTAATACCACACAATCACAGTCCCATTAAACGGACTTAGCTAAAAAGAGGTGAAGAAGATGAATGAATTAAAAAAAATCCCTACCGCTCAGTTGGTAGAAGAGCTGAGCAATAGGGAAGATGTAGATAGTTATACAACCACCGAATCGTATGGTGTATTACACAAAGCAAAGAATGTGGATAAAAGATATCCTGTGGGAACAGTTGTGTTGTTTGTTAATCCACAGGGTAGGTGTTCTGAGTGATGTATTTAATATAGTCTCTGTAAAAATCATCAAAAGCAACAATTGTATTATCATCGGCATTTTTTTCAAGATAATCAAGCATTACAAATTTGCAAACGCTCTCAGGAAAATTATTGTCGGCGATTATGTCATTAGCTGTGTTGTATGTAACATCACTACCGATAACAACTTGTTTGCTTAACCATTTTTTAAAACTCAGCACAATGCACACCTCACTTTCATTATATAGTGTAATGAATTGTAGTTCATCACTACATATAGTATATCATAGAAAGTTGGTGAAATCAATGCACATCAATGAATTTGCTGAAATATTGCTTAAAAGCAGGAAACAGAAAGGCTTTTCACAAAGTGAGCTTGCTAAGAAATCAGGCTTTACCAAAAGAGCTATTCAGTATTGGGAGAAAGGAAAGAAGAGCATTTCTCTTGAAAATGCCGACAGGCTCTTAACGGCTTTGGGTGTAGAAATCAAGATAGGTAAAACAGAAATCAGGTGATAACAATGCAGATAACAGGCACACCCGATGAAACCGCAGAATTTATGAATCTGCTGAAAAGCGATTACAGAGGTGACTGCACAATCGAAAAAGATGTTAATTGAAATAAAGTAGAGAGGTGTTTATATGGACACAGTTCAGATGAACAAAAAAATCAAAGAAATTATGGATAGCAGTGATTTCTATTTGCTTTCTGAGGACGCCGCAAAGGCTATTGGAGTTGCTCCGCAAAAATTGCGTGAACAGGCAAAGGACGAACCCGAAAAATTGGGATTCAATGTAATTGTAGTCGGTACATCTATCCGTATTCCGAGAATACCGTTTCTCAATTATATTCTCGGTTCAAACCCGTTGAAAGGAGTATAACAAATGGCATTTAAAGATTTAGAAACAAAAAGGTCGCTTAGAAAAAAGTACCGTGACAGCAAAGACCAGCTTAAATACACGCAAAAAAGTCTTGCAAGCACCGAGCAGGAGCGTGACATTGCGAACAGACGTCTTGAAAAAACAAAGGCAAAGCTTGACAAAGTGACAGCCTTATATGTTGCCGAAAGAGCGAAAAACGCAGAACTTGCCCGAAAGCTCAAAGCCTACGAATCATCGGACCCCGAAACAATCGTTTTTGAATGTGTGGGGGTTGAAAATGCCAACGACTACAAGGTTGTTTGATGAAAAGAACATTTTGCGGACCTTAGCAAAATGTTTATCAAATATAAAGGTGGGAAAATATTTTGAATTACACTGATTTTATATCCTCAAACGGATACATATGCACTGAATCTGAGTTTGAAATTGCTAAGGCACACGCTAAGAACAAGTTGGCGGTTATTATCAGCCGATTTGGTGATGCAAACGGTGAACGCCTTGAGGATTATTACCTTGAACAGCTTATCAGGGAAGAACTCAGAGCTGAAAGAGTATCAAAGGCGTTGTTTGAAATGCAACTTGCAGGCAAAGAGAAATCCCGCATTGCTTAGGAACAGCAACACGGGATTAAACAAAAAGAAATTTAAACAAGCTCATTATATCATATTGAATCGAAAAATCAATAGTTAGGAGATATTAAAATGTACGAAGTATGCAGAAGCACTCCGTGTAATCCGATGTGCCCAAACGCACCGCAAGTACTGGTAATGGGGCATTGCAGAGCGTGCAACGCAGAACTCAGATATGATTATACATATTTCAGAGATACAAATGATGATATTTTCTGTTCTCGTGAATGTGCCGAACTTTTTCACGGCATTACCGAGGAAGAATGGTCAATAGATTAAGGAGGTAACATAAAATGACCAAAATTACAGAACCCGTTAATTTGCTTGAAACTGCTGATATGGAAGAAGTAAAAAATCTGTCAACAGTTAATGATGCAGAACCTGATTCAACCGATTTAATTCAGGTAGCTCAGATTCCTGTCATCATTGAGAATCTCAAGCTGGTTAAATCTGAAATTGAGAAAAAGGTAAACACTGCCTGCGAAATGATATGTACAGACGAAAACTACAAGGAAATCAAGAAGTTGCGTTCATCGCTCAATAAGGAATTTGCGGAATTTGAAACTCGCCGAAAAGCGGTTAAATCGGAAATAATAACACCTTATGAGGCTTTTGAAACAGTTTACAAAGATTGCGTGTTATTGCCTTATAAGAAAGCTGATTCCGCCCTTAAAGGTAAGGTTGACGCCATTGAGCAGGGCCTTAAACAGGAAAAGTACGAAAAATCAAAAAGCTATTTTGATGAGTATTCAAAATCACTCGGTATTGATTTTGTGGCATATGAGCAAGTTAGTTTAAACATTACTATGAGCGTATCTCTCAAAAAGCTTAAAGAAACCATAAAATCTAACCTTGACAAGATTATGGATGACTTAAAGCTTATCGCAACGCAGGAGCACAAGGACGAAATCCTGTACGAGTATAAGCGGTCTTTGAATGTATCGGTTGCAATAACTTCCGTAACCGAGAGGTACAAGGCTATTGAAGAAGAAAAAGCCAGAGCAGAAGCAGAAAAAGCAGAGCGTGAAAAGGCCGAGCAGGCTGTGAGCAACACTCTTGACGAATATGAACCGTTTGTTGCAAATGTGCCTGAAGAAGTTGCTCCTCCGGTTGAAGAAATATCAGAACAGCCACAGCAAGATGAAAAAGTTCTGTCATTGTCATTCAAGGTTTACGGTACAAAATCACAGCTTAAAGATTTTGCACTCACTGTTAAGCAGTTAATCAACGAAAGGGGATTACGCTATGAGTAATTATAATAATCAAAACAATCAGATTCAGCAGAGAAAGCCGAAGTTTTCGTCAATGCTCCAGACACAGGCTTTTCAGAAAAGTCTTTCAAACTCAATGAAAGACCCGAAGGAAATTCAGAAATTTACGGCGGCTATCACATCTGTGGTGAGTACAAATCCTGCACTCGAAGAATGCGATGCAGCTACAATTCTTTCGGCGGCTCTTTGCGGTCACTCTCTCGGACTTCCTCCGTCACCACAGCTCGGTCAGTATTATATGGTCCCGTTTAAGGACAGAAAGAATAAGCGTACAACAGCTACATTTGTTCTTGGCTATCGTGGATACATACAGCTCGCTATTCGTAGTGGTCAGTATAAAAGACTTAATGTTGTAGAAGTAAAAGAGGGCGAACTACTTAACTGGGACCCACTCACCGAGGAAATAGCAATTAAAATGATTGAAGATGAAACAGAGCGTGAATCTGCCGAAACTATCGGATACTATGCTTATTTTCGCTATGTAAATGGCTTTGAAAAGGCTCTTTACTGGAGTAAGGATAAGATGAAACAGCACGCATTAAAGTATTCAGCCGGATATGAAAGCGATGTCAATAAGGGTACAAGTTACACTTTTTGGGCAAAGGATTTTGATGCTATGGCAAAAAAGACAATGCTCAGACAGCTTATAAGCAAATGGGGTATTATGAGTGTTGAAATGCAGACAGCATATGAAGCTGATAATCATATTATCAATGCTGACGGAACTCCCAATTATGACACCGATACTATGATCGATGCAGAAGTTCCTGCTGAAACACCTGAAATTTACAATTCATCTTCATCTGAACCGGATGAAGAACAGTTCTCTATTGATGATCTTGCAGAATGAAATGATTGATTTAGAGATAATAAGCACAGGCTCTAAGGGCAACGCAGTCTTTCTTGACGGTCAGGTCTTGATTGACTGCGGAGTGCCGTTCAGCAAACTTGTTGAGTGTGAAGTGGTTGACCGAGTTAAATATGTTTTTTTAACTCATCAACACGGAGACCATTGTAACGTTGCTACTCTAAAGCGACTGCTGTCCGAACACCCTTGTATTCGGATAATTTACCCCAATTATCTTTGCAAAAAGCTTTTTTTATTAGGTGATACCTCCTTTCAATACAATTCTTTCATAGTCGCTCAGGATAAATGGTACTCAATCAGCAATATTACTTTTTCAGCAGTACCACTTCGGCATGATGTTCCTAATATCGGCTGGAAGTTACACTTCAACACTCAACAGGGGATATATAAAGTTATATACGCAACTGATACATCGGAAATCGCTCATATAACAGCTAAGAACTACGATTTGTATCTTGTAGAAGCTAACTACTCAAAGACAGAATTACTTAATCGAATAAAAGATAAACGATTGAAAGGTCAATATGTGTACGAAGATAGAGTTCTTCGTACACATTTGAGCAAAGAAAAGTGCGATGAATGGTTGTATCAAAATATGGGTAATAACAGTTTCTTCGTTTATATGCACCAACACGAGGACTTAGTATGATTACATCAGCGAACATAGTATCTTATGACGGATATAACTTAATAGTAAGACCGCATGAGCGTATCGGCAGAGAACTTGCACAGAAACAAGTACATGAAATTGAACTCAGAATTGTTGACGGACGCACGATTTCTGCCGAACAGCGAAGAAAAATATACGCAATCATCAGAGATATAGCATTTTGGTGCGGAGATAATCCCGAATGGATTAAAGAATATTTCAAGTTTAATTTTTGCGGTGAATTTGGCATTGAATACTTTTCGCTGTCTGATTGCGAAAAAAGCGTAGCAAGAAATTTCATAAGCTATCTGATAGATTTTTGTTTCTACCAAAATATCGGAACAAGAGATACTCTGCTTAATGTTACAGATGATATAGGCAGATACTTGTACAGTTGTCTTGAAAATCGTAAGTGTGCAATATGCAATGCACCAGGTGAAGTTCATCATGTTGACAGAATTGGTATGGGGCGAGATAGGGAACAGATTGTACATATAGGATTAAAAGCTATATGCCTTTGCAGAAAGCACCACGATGAAGCACATCGGCACGAAAAAGAGCTGTTTGATAAGTACAAAATCTACGGTATAGAGCTTGATGAATATCTTTGTACAAAGCTGAAACTTAATACAAAAAGAAAGAGGTGATACAGTGAATGGCTGGACAACCAAAGCGAGGGCTTGACTTTGCGGCTTGGGATGTTCACTTGTTCGATGATGATGAGAGATTTGATGTGCTTATTGATGCACAGGGTTGGGACGGCTTTGGAGTATTTTTTTGGATTTGTACCAAAGCTTATGCAACAAATGGTTACTATTATGAGTGGCGAGAAGAAACCAGTGCTGCCACGATAGCGAAACGAATGAGCGGTGGAATTAAATCAGATACGGTAAATCAGGTAGTTAAGCTTTGCTTACGAATTGGGCTGTTTGATAACGGGCTGTTTGATAGGGAGAGCATACTGACCAACAAAATGATGCAAGAACGATATATGTACGCTATCGAAAAACGCTCCGTGCGAGGTCGCACAATAAATAGATTATATTGGCTTTTGAAAACGGAAGAAACAAAGGCTTATATAGTTATACCTGAAAATGAGCATAATCTCTCCGAGAATGAGTATAATCTCTCCGAGAATGACACAAAGGAAAGTAAAGTAAAGAAAAGTAAAGTAAATATAAATAATAACTGTGCGATGCCGTCTGCAGAAGCAGCCGACACCGCCGGTGAAAATATTTTCATTACATTACCTTTGAATGATAAGAGTAAGTATCAAGTATCTGTTTTTGATATCCGACACTATAAGGAGTTGTACCCTGCCGTCGATGTAGAACAACAGTTGCGTTCTATGCTCGGCTGGCTTGAGGCTAATCCTAATAGGAGAAAAACAAAGAATGGTATCAAAGGGTTCATAACTAAATGGCTTAATAAGGTCCAAGACAGAGGAGGTGTAGGATATGGATTCAATCCAAGCGATAATGTCAAGAATAATGTCACCACAGCGAGCGGAGGAAATTATCCAACGGGCGAGAAAGTCTTCTAAAGAACTCACTCCGAGAGAAAGAGCCGAACAAGAAGCAAAAGTGTTTAACTCAACACCCGGTAAGCTCATTGGCTATGAGTGCGAGAAATGTATGAACCGAGGCTATATTTACCGTGTAAAGACAGGCGAAACGCCTTTCGGGCAGGTTACATATGATGTGGTTGCTTGCAAATGTGATTGTATGAAAATTCGAGATGAACTTCACAGAATGCAGAACAGCGGTCTTCAAAAACTTCTTAAACGATATACTTTTGAAAGTTACAAGACAACCTCAGATTGGCAGAAATATGTGAAAGATAAAGCATATGAGTACATTGACAAATGCTCTGATTGGTTCTTCTTCGGCGGTCAGCCCGGTTGTGGAAAGACACATATATGTACGGCTATTGTCGGAGCATTACTCAAAAAAGGCAAAGCACCTAAATATATGCTTTGGCAGGATGATATTACCAAAATCAAGCAGGCATCGAGTAATTTAGAGGTGTATGAAGCTCTCATAAATTCATATAAGCAAGCGGAAATTCTTTACATTGATGATTTCTTTAAAACTCGCAGGGGCGATTTTGTCTCAACAGCTGATGTCAATGCTACATTTAAGATTATCAATTACAGATACAATGAAGGATTGCCGACTGTCATAACATCTGAATTATCACTTGAACAGATTTCGCAGATTGATGAGGCTTTAGGCAGTAGAATTTCAGAAATGGCTAATCCGAAAATTTTTATTAAAGCCGATAAAAATAAGAATTACCGTTTTACGAGAGGAAATGAAAATGATGTCTGAAGCACAGGAGCAATGTAAACTCATTAAATGGGCGGATAAATGTGTGCAAATGAAAATACATCCTGAACTTTCAATGCTGTACGCTGTTCCAAATGGTGGCAGAAGAGATAAAGCCGAAGCCGCACATTTTAAAAGGCAAGGAGTTAGGGCAGGTGTTCCGGATTTATGCCTTGCTGTGCCAAAAGGTAAATATCACGGCTTATATATTGAGCTTAAAGTCGGCAACAATAAGACTTCTGAACATCAGGATAAATGGTTGCAGAATCTTTCACGGTGCGGATACGCCGTAAAGGTATGTTATGGCAGTACATCAGCAAAGCAGACAATTGAAAAATATCTGCAATTGGGTGATTGATTATGAAATTGCAGGTTTGTCGAAAGTGTAAACACGAATATCATCCGTGTAGCATACGGAAATGCCCATACTCTGAAAAAGGTTTGTACATATGTGTTTATTGCTGCAAAAGATGTCCGTATGTGAAAGAAGTGCAGTTAGGCTGGATATGTACTTACGGAAGAAAGAGGTGAATGTAATTGGTAGAAATTGTTTATCGAATTTATGAAGTCGCAGATGAAAAAACAGTCAAGAAAAACGCTTTTGTTCCCATAAGTGTAAGCAAATGACAAACTGCACAAAACATTGGCTTGAAAGTGAGGTAGAAGAATGAAAGTACATCATTGCATAGATGTTTGTTGTGGAGGCCGTATGTTTTACTTTGATAAACATAACCCAGATGTAGTCTTCATGGATAACCGTAAATTTACTGATACTCTTTGTGACGGTAGAGCGTTTGAAGTCAAACCTGATGTTGTGGCCGATTTCAGGAATATCCCTTTTAAAGATGATACGTTTAATTTAGTAGTATTTGACCCACCGCATCTAATCAAAGTAGGGGATAAATCTTGGTTGGCAAAAAAGTACGGTAAACTTAACCCACATACATATAAAGATGATTTATCTAAGGGGTTTAGGGAATGTTTCAGAATTTTGAAACCATATGGAATTTTGGTTTTTAAATGGAATGAAACAGATGTTAAAACTAACGAGATAATTAAATTATCACCAATATCTCCACTTTTGGGACATAAAAGTGGAAAATTGAATAAAACACATTGGCTACTTTTTATGAAAAATGGTACTGAAAGTGAGGTAGAAGAATGAAAATTGAAGAATTAAAACAGCATATAGAAGAATGTGTAGAGCTCTTATCTAAAAAGCAAAAACAAGTATATGACAGCAAAAAGCGAAGAGGAAAAGACTTTTATATATTTGAAGGAATGATAACTGCATACGCAAGGGTAGGTCATTTTCTTGAAAATTTGGAGGAGTGATATAGATTGACGGCGAGAGAGATTAAGGACATTAACAGAGAGATTTCACGGCTCAGGGCGAAAATGGCACGGATTCAGGCTGAGGCGGACAACACGGCGGTGACGCTGGGTGAACGAATTGTTCCGTCAGGTCAGACATCCGACAGAGTGGGCAATGCGGTGGTGCAGATTGCCGATATTAAGCGTGATATTCAGAACCTTGAAATCCGCAGGAACTCGGCTCTGAACAGCCTCTCACGGGATGATTTTGTGGAAAACTGCCTGTTTATGCACCTCGGCTTAAAATACAGCTGGGCGAAGATTGCAGTCGATACAGGCGGAATCAATACCCCCGACAACATAAGAAAAATGTGCAACCGCCACCATTGGTAAATTTGTCCGTTTTTCCGTTTTAGGTGCGGTATAATGTAAACTGAAGAAAGCAACAAAACGACATAGGCATTTATGTCCTCCTAAAATAAATCGCACAGACCGCTCTCGTTTGAGGGCGGTTTTGTGTTGTGAGGTGAAATTGATGTATAAAGACAAATGCGGTACAGGTTACGAAAATAGCACAAGAGCGATTTTTCAGGGTGCAGGAGAATATGACATCCCGATTATTGAGCCTACAAAAATTACAGAAAACAACTTTATCGGATTTAATGAAGTTTTGAGCAGTAAGCAGAACAACTGCGGTGTGCATTTCTTTTTGGACGATTACCAGTTCCAAAGATTATGGAATACACCCGACAGGTATATTGAGAGTCTACAAAAATTCAGTTGTGTATTATCGCCTGATTTCAGTCTTTACACTGATTATCCGACAGCGTTGCAGATTTATAACCACTATCGCAAGCATTGGATAGGTGCATATTTACAACTCTACGGCATTGAGGTAATACCTACAATTTGTTGGAGCGACGAAAAAAGTTTTGAATGGTGTTTTGACGGCGAGCCTTTGGGTGGTACGGTTGCCGTATCAAGTGTTGGAACGCAGAACCGTACGGAATCAAAAGAACTGTTTTTGAAAGGCTACAAAGAAATGATTGAACGCTTACAGCCTGAAACAATTATCTTCTACGGCAGAGTCCCCGAAGAATGCGAGGAGAACATTATCAACATCAAATCATTTCAGGAAAAATTCAGGAGGTCAGAATAATGGGCGGAAGAGACTCTTCAAGCGGTATAAGTGATAAGGGAAAGAAGTACGGTACAGAATATCACACAGTTGCTCAATTTGGTGAAATAAAAGTAATTCATATGAATGGTAATACTTCGATAAAAGCTCCTATGGAAACTATGACAAAAAATAGAGTGTATGCTACTCTTGACAAACAGAGCAACATCAAAAGTGTTACTTTTTATGACAACTACGGCGAAAGAATAAAACAAATTGACGTTAAAGGTAGACCTCATAATGGAATGATGCCACATACCCATTTGGGTTATGAACATAATGAAATTGGAGATCGTCAATTGACTGATAAAGAACAGAAATATGTAAGTGCATTATTGAATAAATGGGAAAGAAAAAGAAAACACTTGAATATTTAGAAATTTATTGATATAATATTATAAACGCAGGGGATAGTTTAAATAGGAAAACAGTTTTTACAGATTCCGGTGCAACTCCGGAAACCTGTGTTTAAAGACAGTACAGAAATGTGCTGTCTTTTCTTTTGCTTATTTTTAGAAAGGGCGGTGATACCGTGAAAGACAAATTAAATGCAAGACAGAGGAAGTTTGCGGAATATTATGCGCAGAGCGGTAACACCGTTCAGAGTGCGATACAGGCAGGATATTCAGAAAATTACGCAAACGCAAGAGCATATGAATTGTTGGAGAATGTTGGAGTTTCAAAATACATCAAGGAGCTTTCCGATAAGCTCAAAGATGAGCGCATTATGAGTGCAAAGGACAGACAGGTTGCTTTGTCCGACATTGCAAGGAATGACGGGCAGGACACCTCCGACAGAATCAGGGCGATTGACACGCTCAACAAGATGACGGGTGAATACACCGTTAAGGTTGACGCAAAGGTTGAGCAGTCCGAAAAGCTATCCGATGTGTTCAGACAGTTGGGTGGTGAGGGATTGAGTGAGTAACAAATTCCCGTTGTCACAAAAGTATATCGACTTTATCAACACAACAAATGTGTCGGCTGAATTTCTTGAAGGAACTACAGCGTCCGGCAAAACTACCGTCGGAGCAGGCGTTAAGTTTATGCGAATGGTGTCGCAGTCGCCGAAGAAGCTTCACGCAATTGCCGCCAAAACTACGGGCAAGGCTGAGGAAACTATAATTCAACAGGACAACGGTATTCTCGACTTGCACCGCAACGCTGTCTATTGTGGTAACGGCGACAAGGATTACAAGCTGCCGCATATCAAGTTTGAGGACAAAATTATCTATATTCTCGGTTACAGCAGTCGGGATAAGTGGGAAATGGTTCTCGGTGCGCAGTTTGGGTGCGTTTATATTGACGAAATCAACACCGCCGATATCGAGTTCATCCGAGAGATGTCAACCCGTAATGACTATATGCTTGCAACGCTGAATCCCGATGATCCGAGCCTGCCTGTGTATAAGGAGTTTGTCAACCGCTCCCGTCCTTTTAAAAAATATGAAAACGATGTTCCTCCCGAGATTACGGCGGAGCTTACCGAAGAACCTGTACCGAATTGGCGGTATTGGTTCTTTTCTTTTGCCGACAATTTAAGTCTTACACCTGAACAGATTGAAAAGAAAAAGAACTCTGCACCGAAAGGTACAAAGCTCTATAAAAATAAAATCTTAGGTTTGCGAGGCAGAGCAACAGGTCTTGTGTTCCCGAATTTTGAGAGGGCAAGACATATCAAATCAAAAGAGTGGGCAGGAAAGTTTTTGAACTGTAACCGCAAGTCGGAACACTTTGTTCAGTTCACCGCAGGTCTTGATACCGCCTATTCGCAGAAGTCGCCTGACACTATCGCAATGACATTTTACGGCATTACCAATCACGGCAAGTGTGTTCAGCTTGATGAAAGAGTTTATAACAACGCTGAAATGCAAACGCCTATTGCCCCGAGTGACACGGTGAAGAATTTTATTGATTTTCTTGACCGCAACCGTGATGAATGGGGCTTTGCACGCACGGCTTTTATTGACAGCGCCGACCAAGCGACTATTACCGAATTTCAAAAGTATAAGCGACAGCACGGCTGTGTCTATGACTTTGCAAATGCATGGAAGAAAACGAAGATTATCGACCGAATCAATCTTGTACTCGGCTGGCTTGCCACCGACTGTTATTTTGTGCTTGAACATTGTAAAAACACGATTGCCGAGTTTGAAATTTACAGCTGGCGAGAGGATAAAGACAACACACCTGAGGACGGTCACGACCATTGCATTAACAGCGGTCAATATGCGTGGCTGCCGTTTAAAAATATTATTGGAAGTGAAATAAATGGGGCTGATTAACAGAATGGCTGAATCTATCAGATCTGGAATTAAAAACTTTTTGCAGATTACTCCTGCAAGCGACAAAACAATTACAGTCACCGAAACAAGCAATCATCTGACCGAGTGCTTTATCAATCGCATTTGGTATTGGGGCAACAGCAGACAGCTTGCGGAGCTGTACAGGCAGATTGATACAAACAAAACTATGTTTTGGGCGGCAAAAAGCACAAAGGGGCTTGAAATCCGTAAAATACACACGGGCTTGCCGGCACTCATCTGCGAAACGCTTGTGAATATCGTAATTGCCGACTACAACGGCACAGATGTTACAAGCAAAAATTCAACCGCTTATGCAGAGCGTTGGGAAGACATTGAAAAGCAGAACAAGCTATCCGACACGGTTAAGCAAATGCTCCGTGACCTATGTGTTGTCGGTGACGGTGCTTTTAAGGTCAGCTTCGACACGGCTGTATCAGACGTTCCGATTGTTGAATGGTATCCTGCCGAAAACATCGACTTTACATATGTGCGCGGCAGAATCCGAGAGGTTAAGTTTTACACCGATTACACGCAAAAACACCGCCGTTACCGTTTTGAAGAAACATACGGTTACGGCTATATTCACTATGCTTTGTATGATGACAACGGCAAAGAGATTGACCTGCACACGGTTGACGCTCTTTCGTGGATTGATTCAAAGGGCGTTACATTTGACGAATCATATATGTGGGCTGTACCTGTCCTTTACGGCAAATCGTGCCACAAGGGCAGAGGTGCGGGCATTATCGGCATAAAAACAGACGCTTTCGACAGCCTTGATGAAGTGTGGTCACAGTGGATGGACGCACTCAGAGCCTGCCGAACAAAGCAGTATGTGCCTGATTGCCTTGTTCCGAGAAATCCCGAAACCTGTCAGCCAATATCGCCAAATCCGTTTGACAACCGATTTATCACCGTGGGCAACGATATGTCTGAAAACGGCAACGGCAACAGGATTTACACCGAAAGTCCGCAGATTCAGCACGAAAGCTATTTGAGTTCATACATTACTGCCCTCGACCTCAGCTTACAGGGCATTATATCGCCGTCAACTCTCGGCATTGATACGAAGAAGCTTGATAATGCAGACGCTCAGCGTGAAAAGGAAAAGACAACCCTTTACACAAGGCAAAACCTTGTGAAAATTACGCAGAACGCACTTCAAAGCCTTGTTGCAGTTGTACTCAATGCAGACGGTGAACTTAACGGCAAGGGTATTGTTGAGGGCTTGGAAGTATCCGTAAACTTCGGCGAATATGCAAATCCGAGCTTTGAAAGTCAGGTTGAAACCGTGTCAAAAGCAAGACAGGGCGGTTTGATGTCAGTTGAAACCTCGGTTGACGAGCTTTACGGCGACAGCAAGTCGGAGGATTGGAAAGCCGAAGAGGTGCAGAGAATTAAGGAAGAACAGGGCATTGCAGGCGAAGAAGAAAAATCGGAGCTTGACGATGTGGACCTTACTGACACAGAAGAACCTGACAATAACGCAGATGATGAAGAAAATGCGGAAAATAATGCAGAAAAAACCGAAAGCAATCCCGAACAGAACGATACACAGGTAAACAATGAGTGATTACAATATCAGAGAAGTCTTTGAAAAAATCGAAGATGAACTGATTGACAGCATGATGAGAAATTTCAGCCGTCACAGAGCCGAAGAAACCAAAGAGGGTTACAACTGGACACAATGGCAGGCTGAACAGCTCAAAAGTCTTGAAGAGTACCGTAAGCACAACGCAAAGAAATTCGGCAAGCGTTTCAAAACCATTAACAGCAAGGTTGAAGAGATGATTCGCACCGCCAAAGCTGACGGAAATGCAAGTCAGGAGGCAGAAATTCTTGAAGCTGTCAAGGACGGTTTCAAAGCCCCGAAAAAGCCGTCAGCACACAGCACAGCCGAGTTTTTTAAGGTGAATGACCGTAAACTTGACGCACTCATAAAATCGACCACAGACGATTTAAAAAGGGCAGAAACGGCAGTTTTGCGTATGAGCAACGACAAGTACCGCAAGGCGATTTTTAACGCACAGGTTGCAATGAACACGGGTGCGGTTACATACGAAAAAGCCGTTGATATGGCGTGTAAAGATATGCTCAACGCAGGTCTTAATTGTGTGGAATACAAAAACGGTGCAAGGCATACGCTCTCGGATTATGCAGATATGGCGGTTAAAACAGCCAACAAAAGAGCCTATCTGCGTGGTGAGGGCGAAAAGCGAGCCGAATGGGGAGTATCCCTCGTTGTTGTGAACTCAAGACAGGGCGGTTGCCCCGATTGTGCAAAATATATCGGCAAGGTGTTTATTGACGATGTGTATTCAAACGGCAAAAAGTCAGACGGAAACTATCCGCTTCTCTCAACCGCAATCAAGAACGGTTTGTTTCATCCGAGATGTAAGGACAGCACAAGTACATATTATCCCGAACTTGATGATTTGGACGCACCGTTGTCTGAAGATGAAATCAAAGAGCTTGACCGTCAGCGAGGAATTGAGGAAAAACAGCAGTATGCACAGCGACAGGCAGAACGCTTTGACCGCCGTGCCAAATACAGCCTCGATGAGGACAATAAACGAATAGCCCAAACCCGAGCCGATGAGTGGCACGATAGGGCGAATACGCTTGAAGAAAAGGCGAAACAATTTTCTTTGAAGACTGATGAACAAAAATATTACAGACCTGTTTTTAAGGAAGATATATCAAAAACTTTTGAACGCAAAATTGAGGGCGAAACAATTACAATTGATACCCGCAAGGCAAATGCATTGTGTGACAATGTTTATATTTCAGATAAGGTAAAGCTAAAACGAAAAGAACTTCATGATTTTGATATGCAAGTGAGAAAAGCGTTTGATATGCTCGGAGAGGTTGAAACAAGCGGAAAACCTGATATTTGTATTATCTCTCCCGAAGAAATGCGAGTAAATGCTATTGCTTCATATATGCCAATGCAGAATGTTCTAAATGTCAATTCAGCATACTTTTCAACAAGTGATTTGTCAGATTTACAAGAAAACTTGGCTTGTCCGCAAGACGGATTGAGTACAATTCTTCACGAACTGATTCATTGGCAAGACGCTAAAAATTACAGAGCAAAATTCGGAGGTATTAACGATTATTTTGAATATTGCGATTACCTTAATAAAATTTATGCTCCAAAGGTTGAAAAATTGATAAATAACGGTTATAATATAGAGGATATAAGTGAGTATGCTTTTGAATGCTTAAAAGATAAAGCTATGGATGAAGTGTATAACGAGTACAGAGTCAGCAAACTTTTAGGGTGATGATGGTATGAGATTGATACAAACTGAAGAACAAAAATCTCTATGGAATGCGTTTAAGCCGTACCTTGTAACAAATGGTTTAAATGTCACTTTGCGTGAAGATGCTCCACAAGAAGCTAAAGATGCTGAAGCGCTTTACAGTAAGCTTAGAGAGAAACAAAAAATGCAATATCTAAAAGATAGTGGCATAATCTAACCGTTCCGTAAAAAGGGCGGTTTTGTTATATGCAATTCACAAAAACAGCATAAAATTACGAATTGAGCATTTTATAATCGACAGCAATGTTGATTATAGGGTGCTTTTTGCATTTAAACCCGTTGATTTCGACCGGTTTTGAAAGGTGGTGACAGAATGAAAATCAGAGTAACAACAGCATTTAACGACAGGCAGAACGGTTATGTAACCCGACCTGTGAATGAAGTTTTTGAATGCTCCGAGCAGAGAGCAAAGGAACTCATTGACGGTGGTTTTGCAGAAGAGGTCAAGCCTGACGCTCCCAAAAAGCCGAGAGCAAAGAAAACAGAATCAGCAGATTAAGCACTTTACGAATATGTAAGGTGCTTTTTTATGGTCCGAAGACATTAAACTACGGGAGACACCGTGCAAAACTGAAACAGAGAGACACTCTATAAACTGATTACGGGAGACACCCGAAAAACTGAAAGGATATGAAAAAATGGCAGAACCAAATCCAACACCAACCCCAAATGAACCGACACCTGCACCGCAGGGAACTCCACAGGGAAACGCTCCTGCCTTTGATTACGACAAGCTCGCAAGCCTTATTACAGGCAAACAGAGCGTGACAGAGGACACCGTTTTGAAGTCATATTTTAAGGAGCAGGGATTGTCAGCCGATGAGATGAAAGAGGCTATCGGTGCTTTTAAAAAGCAGAAAGCCAAGAACACCCCCGACTTTGCAAAAATGCAGTCGGAAGTTGAATCTGCAAACAACGCAAAGCTCATGGCAGAAGTCAATCAGTCGGCAACCCTCGAAGCCGTAAAACAGGGCGTTGACATTGCAACCGTTCCGTATGTGCTTAAAATTGCAGACTTTTCAAAGGCTGTGACAGACGGCAAGGTCAATGCCGAAAAGCTCACCGAGGCGGTTAAAAAGGTGCTTGACGATATCCCCGCACTCAAGGGCAAACCTGCCGAGAACGGCACAGGAGTTAAGAAAATCGGCGGTGACGGCAACGGTAACAAAAATTTAACAGAAGATGCCTTAAGAGGAATTTTCGGCATCAAATCGAAAAAGTAAGAAAAGAGGTAAATAATTATGGCAGTATTAGAATACGCAACTATTTTCAGTAATGTTTTAAGAGAATTGTATGGTCAGGCCCTTACTTGTGATGACCTTTACCACTCAAACTCTGACATTCAGATTATCAACGGTAAGGATATTAAAATCCCGAAACTCTCGGTCAGCGGTTATAAAGACCATACACGAGGTGCAGGCGGTTTTAATTCGGGTACATATTCAAACGGTTACGAAACCAAAACCCTTGACCACGACAGAGATATTGAGTTTGCTATCGACCCTATTGATGTTGACGAAACAAATATGGTAGTAACTATCGCAAATATTCAGACACGCTTTGAAAAAACACAGGCTATACCTGAACTCGACTGTTATACTTACAGCAAGATTTATACAGAAGCTAAGCGAGTTGGTGCAACAGTAAAAACTACTGCATTAACTGCGGCGAATGTGCTTGCAGATTTTGATGATAACCTTGAGGCTTTTGCCGAAGCAGGTGTACCGCTCGACAGGGTTATTCTTTATGCGACACCACAGTACAAAAAGCTTTTGAAGAATGCAGAGGGTATTCAGAGAACACTTGAAATCAGTTCCGCAAAGGGCATTGACCGCCGTGTTCGTTCCGTTGATGATATTGATAAGATTGTAGAAGTGCCAAGCTCAAGAATGAAGTCTTTGTTTGATTTTACAAACGGTTGTGTTGCTGACAGCTCAGCTAAGCAGATTGACTATATTCTTATTGACCCGGAAGCACAGGTATCAAGAGTTAAGTATTCATATATCAATGTCTATACTCCGCGTTCTGACAGCCGAACAGCTGATAATTATATATATCAGAACAGAAAAGTCAATGGTACTTTTGCCATTGATGAACTTATGAAGCAGGGCGTAATCGTTCACGCAGAGGCTTAAAGCGAGGTGAGCAAAAATGAAAGCAATTAAAGACAATAAGTCATATACAGTCAATACAGATGAGGAAGCTAAGACTTATGTATCTCGTGGTTATGATATTCAGGACGACAATGGTGAAATCAAAGAATACGGCTTAGGCAAGAAAATTTCTGTTGATGATTACAATACTTTGAAGAAAGAAAATTCAAAGCTCAAAGCCGAAAACAAAAAACTTAAAGAGAATATCAAATCAGACACAAAGGAGTAAATCTATGTATGCCGATTACATTGAACATCAGGGCGGAGATGAAAACAGTATTGTTTCTGCCGAACACATTGATGTTCTGACTTTTAACCGCATTGATTTTGAAAAACTTTCGGAAATGCAGAAGAGAATCATTAGCAGAGTGCATAGCAGACTTACTGCTTTTGAAGAAGAAAATGCCGATATGATTTCTTCCTACCTGAAAAGCTATTCAATCAACGGCACATCAATGGAATTTGGTGCAAGCTGGAACTTAATGTGTATCAGCGGAGTGGCAATTCCTGCCGACCTCTATGCGTTGCTAAAATCAACAGGACTTTGTTATCCTGCAATCTGAAAGGTGCGTGAAAACCGTGAAATTTCCGTCACTTGTAAAAAAGCAGTTCTGCAAAACTCCTGTCGAGGTCACAATTTACGGTGAGGGAATAACCGAGGACGGCTCTCCTGTTATCGCATTTGAGTGCAAAAACCTGTATCCCTCCGACAGCTTGTACCCGTCAGCAACCCTGCACGGTGGCTCTGCCTTGTGTAATATGCAGTCAAAGGCAAAGACGGTCTATACCAAAGAGCAGAAAATTGTTCAGGTGTCGGCTGTCTTGCTTTTTGACGGCGACATTGCTCCCGACAGCCCCACTTTAAGCGGTGGCTTTGTAATCCTTGACGGCGTAAAACGAAACATCGTACAGGGTACAAAACACCGCAACCCCGACGGCAAAGTTAATTTTACGGAATTGGATGTGATTTAATGGGATTTTCGGTATCATCAAAAATCAAACTCAACATGCCTGTTGTAAAACAGCTTGATAAGGCAAAGCAACAGGCTCTTGAACAGACAGGTGATGCACTTCTCACACAGGTGAAAAACGCACAGGTAATGCCGTTTGATACAAGCATACTTCAAAACGATAGTACCTCTGTTGATTATTCACAAAGTGCAAAGGGGATAGTTAAAATTGTGTCAGATACTCCGTATGCAAGGCGGTTGTACTTTCACCCCGAGTATAATTTTCACAGAGAAGTGTGGACGGATTCCGAGGGTAAAAAACACGGTGCGAACAAAAGTGCAGGCGGTAAATGGTTTCGATATTGGCTCAAAGGTGGAACACGGCAGAATTTTTGCAGTCAAACATTCACTAAAATATATAGGAGAAATACAGGACTTTGATTTACTTATCGGACATCAGAGATTGGCTCAAAAGCGTTACCTCAGTCGAGCATTACTACATCGGTAAACTCGACAATAAGCAGGACAAGTCAATCGGTGTGTATTCATTAAAGCAGTCGGGAACACCCACAAGGGCAATCGGCGGTGAAAGTACCTACGATACAATAAGCGTGTCTTTGCTTATCCATTACACCGACAACGCAAGAGAAACCGAGAAGTTTGCACGCAGACTTTACGAAACGCTTTACGACATTAAAAATGTTGAAATTAAGGAACACAAAATCTATATAATCGAACTGCTCACGGAAGAACCCATTGATGTGGGAACAGATGACAAGGGTGTGTATGAGCAGGTCATTGAAGTTAAATTTTATTACGAAAGGAAGTAATTTTATGGCAAAGGTTGAATCGGGAGTATTCCCGTGCTATGAAAATCAGTTTGCGGTTGGCAAGACAGGAACAGAATCCGCCACGACAAATATTGCTAACTGCGAAGAATTTTCCGTTGCATTTGACAACGGTGTCGAGGAATGGACAGCCTTTGAAAACGAGGGCTGGAAGTCAAGGCTTATGACTGCTAAGTCAATCACAATTTCGGTAAAGGGTAAGCGTACAATCGGTGACGCAGGTAACGACCAGATTGCCGCATTGTCATTTGAAAACGGCAGAAAGGTAGAAGTTCCGTTTATGTGGACTTTCCCCGACGGCTCAACCGTCCTCTTTAAAAATGCAGTTGTATCCGTTACATCAAACGGTGCAGGCGCAAGCACGGGTGTTGCTCCGCTTGAATTTGAAGTTATGTCAAACGGCAAGCCGGTATATACAGCAGCCGCTTAAAAAATGAAAGGAATGAACGATTATGTCAAAGTTAATTGATATTACAGACAAACTTAATTTTGAGGAAAAGCCGAGCGTCAGAGTTAAAAATGTTGACCTTGCAATCAACAATGACGCAGTTTCAATGCTCAAAGTTGCGGCACTTTTTGAGGACGGCAACGGTAAAAGTAAAGATGTTATCGAAATGTATCATCTTCTTTTTGATGAATCCGAGAGAGAAAAGATTGAAAAGTTAAAGCTGAATATGCACGATTTCAACGCCCTTATCAGCGAATCCGCCAAAATTGCAACAGGCGATTTGACTGACGAGGGGGAAGTTCAGACCCCGGCTACGATCTGATTGATGACTTTGATTTAATCGTGTCGAGCTTTCGCTCGGAGTACGGGGTCAGCATTTATTCAAAGGATTTCGCAAAAATGAGTTGGAATGAGTTCTGCTCACTTCTGCAAGGCTTAGGACCCGAAACACCGCTTGCAAGAACGGTTCAAATTCGTCTTGAAACCGACAAAGAGGTCTTGAAAAACTTTACTTCGTCACAGCATAAAATCCGCAACAAGTGGCGGTCAAGAAATGTAAAACACTATTCAGACGAAGATATGAACACCGTTCTTGCAGAATTTCAAAACTTCTTCGCTAATCTGTAAATTTGTACATAATTTTCGCTGTATCTACAAAATTCTTGACAATGTTAATATATGGTGATAAAATGTAACATACACTAACAAATTTATTAAGGAGAGTGTATGTTTATGAAATGTCCACATTGCGGAAACGAATTAAAGGACGATGCAAAATTTTGCGACAAGTGCGGTGCAGGCTTTGGCGGAAACGATTCAACCTCGGCAACCGTAAATCCTGCAAATGCGAAGAAGAAAATTTACAAGCGTTGGTATTTTTGGGTTATTATCGTTGTTGCTATTATGATTGTTGGCGGTGTAAACGGTGCAATTAACGGTAACAGCAGCTCAAACAAATCAAAGCAGGAAACTACTGTTGCAAATCAGAGTTCAGAAAAAGCAACTGAAAAAGCGACAGAAGCACCGACCACAAAAGAAGTTGCAACAGAAAAGCCTACTAAAGACCCGAAGAAGGTTGAAAAAGAATTTAAAGACGGTTGCAAAACAATCGACTTTAAAACTCTTTCAAGAAACCCTGACAAGTACAAAGGTAATGACTACAAGTTTGAAGGTCAGATTATTCAGGTTCAGGAAGGCTGGGGTGATTCGGTTGACCTGAGAATCAATATAACCAAAGAAGAAAATGAGTATCTTGATGAACCATTGTGGACTGATACAATCTACGCAACAGTAGAAATTCCAGACGGCGCGGACAAACTCCTTGAAGATGATGTAATCACATTCTGGGGAACTTGTGACGGCGACTATACATATGAAACCGTAATGGGCAACAATGTGTCACTTCCGAAAATCGACATCAAATACTACGAACTCAACAAATAAAACAAAAAGCCACTCCAAATGGGGTGGCTGTTCTTTTGCAAAAATTTTATTAGCGTACATCATAACGGTGTGCGCTGTTTTTATGCCTGTTTTTAAAAAATCTAAAATGAAAGGAAGTGGTGAATATGGCGGCAAAGGCGGGTGAAATTGAGCTTGATGTCAGGCTTACGGGTGATGATATTTCTAAAACATTGCATAAGATTTCCGATTCAATTACAAAAAAGTTTGATTCGGCATTTTCAAGTCTTTCAAAAGATTTTGAAAATGTAAGCGCGGATATGAAACAGTCCTTTTCAAAGGTTGCGGAGGGCGTTTCTCAGAAAACCGAGAAAGAGTTTTCAAACATCAAAGGCAGCGGTGAGCAGTTAAGCAATTCGGTTTCATCCTCGTTTAAGAAAATCGGTACAGTTGTGGTTGCTGCCCTTTCCGTTGCCAAAATCAAGGAGTTTGGTCAGCAGTGCATTGAATCGGCTGCGGAAGTTAATGCGGCAAATTCACAGTTTGAGCAGACATTCGGCACAATGCAGTCACAGGCAGAATCAGCCATTCAGAGCGTTGCCAACCAAAGCGGTATTCTTGAAACTCGATTGCAGGGCGTCGGCACAAGCATCTATGCCTTTGCAAAAACTACGGGTATGGACAGTTCAAGTGCTTTGGGAATGATGCAAGAGGCTTTACAGGTAACAGCCGACAGTGCCGCATATTACGACCGTTCGCTTGAAGACACCGCAGAAAGCCTGAAATCGTTCTTGAAAGGCAACTTTGAAAATGACGCCGCACTCGGTTTGTCCTGTACTGAAACCACACGAAATGCGGCGGCTAATAAGCTGTATGGCAAGTCATTTACGGATTTGTCGGAATCGCAGAAACAGCTCACGCTTTTGCAAATGGTTAAGGACGCTAATCAGCTTTCGGGTGCTATGGGACAGGCAAGCCGTGAAGCAGACGGTTGGGAGAATGTAACGGGCAACCTCAGAGAAAGTTGGAAACAGCTCCTTGCCGTAGTCGGTCAGCCTATTCTTCAGGTGGCAACTCAGGTTGTAAAGCGGTTGAGTTCCGCACTTGCAGCTTTAACGGAATATGCCAAAGGTGCGGTTGAATCGCTTTCAAAGGTCTTCGGCTGGGATACAGGCAATAACACCGCAAGCAATATCAAATCTGCGTCTGATTCTGCCAAAAGCCTTACGGATACGGCAGATGACAGTTCAAAGTCACTTGATAATGTTCAGAAAAGTTCCGAAAAAGCAAAGAGAAGTGTTGCGGGCTTTGATAAGCTGAATGTGCTTTCAAGCTCTGACAGCCCATCTTCAAAGTCAGACACCTCCTCATCAAAAAGCTCATCGGGCGGTTCATCGGGCGGACCTGTTGCAAAGAATGTTGTCAAGGACACAAGCAAAAACCTTTCGGGGGCATTCAAAAATCTATACGAAAAAAGCGGATTCAAAGGCTTTGTTGATAATATTCAAAAAGGTATTAACAAGGTTGACTGGTCAGCTATAGGCAAGAACTGCAAGACCGTTTTTGATAATGCTGTTCCCATAGTTCAAAAGGCATTCGGCACAATGCAAAAGGTCGGTTCTGCAAAACTCGGGGCAATCGGCTCTGCATTCGGAGCTGTTGCAACAATCGGCGGAAAGTCGTTTCAGACCATTTCAGGCGGTGTTGCTAAGTGGATTTCAAAAGACAGGGAAAAGATTATCGGCTTTATCGACACCATAGGCAACAATCTTACAAACGGCTATAACAACCTTTCAACCTTTTTTGATAATTTCGGTACACTTGCAGGCAATGCAATTGACAATGTTCGCCCTCAAATGGAAGAATCAATTTCCAATCTTTTAAGCGGTCTTACAACCTTTGCTGGCTCAGTCGGCGAAGTTGTTTCGGGTGCGTTTTCAACTGCAACCGAAAGCCTTGTTGAATGGACTGAAAATGACGGTGCAACAATCACTGAATTTCTCGAAAATTTACAATTGCAGTTTGCAGATGTGTTTAACTTTATCGGTCAGATTTTCGGAGATATCGGAACAATTATCAGTAATTGGTGGAACGGCAACGGACAGCAGATTTTTCAGAATGTCTGCAATATGTTCACCAACATCGGCACAACCTTGATGAATGTTTACAATCAATGGATTAAGCCTGCGTGGGATTTTATCGTAGCAATCGTAAAATCAGCTTGGGAAAACTGGTTGAAGCCTGTTTTTGAGGGTGCAATAAACTTCTTCGGTAAGGTTGCAGACTGTGTTTCAACCGTGTGGAATAACTTTCTGTCGCCGTTTGTAAACTGGCTTGTCAGCTTTTGGGGACCTATATTTCAGAATGTTTTCAATGCCGTAAAAAGAGTATTTGATAATGTGTTTACATTTATCGGTGAATTGGTTACTTCCATTCAGAAAACATTCGGCGGTCTTATTGACTTTATCACAGGTGTTTTTTCGGGAGATTGGAAAAAAGCTTGGCAAGGTATTTACGACTTTTTCAAAGGTATTTGGGATGGTATTTGTGCCGTGTTTAGATTTATTGTAAATGCTATCATTGACGGTATTAACGGCTTGTGGACGGGTATTTATAACTTTGTTTCCGGTGTTATCAATGCAATCGGCGGAATTGCAGGGGCAATTGGTTCTGTCATCGGGCAGGATTGGAGCTTTTCAATGCCTGAAAATCCGCCTCTCATTCCGAGATTTGAAGAACCCACAGAATCACCTGCACGAAAATTTGCAAAAGGCGGTATCGTTAAAGCTCCGACACTTGCCGTTGTCGGCGATAACGCAGGCGCTAACAGCGGTAACCCTGAGGTTATTTCTCCTCTTAACAAGCTACAGGGTATGCTTGACAATTCGGGCGGTCAGGATACGGTGATTCTCACACAAATTCTTGACCTGCTTAAACGCATTTATGAAATGTTCATTATCTTTCGCAATAACGGCGGCAACACTTATTCGTTTACTGCCGAGCTTGAGGGTTCAACGCTCTTTGAAGAAATGGTAAGACAGGACGAACTTTACAGACGCAGACACAACGGTAAATCCGCATTTGCATAAAGGGGGGGATGATATGTCAAATTACAACGGCTGGTTGCTTAAATTCGGCAACAACATAATGCCGAATAAGTACATTACCGCATTTTCGTCAACTCCGAATCAGCGGCTTGAAACTTCTGCGGAACGAGATCAGAACGGTACGCTTCAAAGAGCAACGCTGTCAAATTACAAAACAAAAATTTCGTTTTCAACTCACATTCTTCATCTTGACGAAAAGATTGATTTTCAGTCGATTATCAACCTCTCAATGGCGAATAAGTTACAGAGAAAGTGCAGGGTAACTTATTGGAACGATGAAACGAACAGCTATTACACCTCTTATTTTTATATTCCTGATATTGAATATACCGTAATGAATGCCGAAAAAAGTGATATAACCTATCAGCCGATTACGGTTGAGCTGATTGAGTATTAAGGGGTGATTCTTAAAAATGCTTGTATCTAAAGAAATTGCTGATAAGCTGAAAACAAACACACTTTACAACACCGTTGCCCTGCATTCCCCCGACGGCAGTTTTGAGGATATAACAGGTGAAAGTATCGTGCTTGACAGCTTTTCGCTTGAAAATGAAATTGTTGAAAAAGAATTGAAATTCGGCGGTTGCATAGCCTCTGAAATGAGCGTGAAACTCATTGATTATGATTGCTCGGCTTTGATAGGAAAGACGGTACAGGTCATCATAATGGCAACATATCTTGAATCGGAGCTGTATCCGTCAGATGATTTGTACCTGTCAAATGCTCTTATTTGTCCTGCCGAAACAGGAACGGTTGAATGTCCTGTTTTCTACGGAAAAATTCAGTCGGCTCAAAGAGATAAAAAACAGCGTAACATCGTCAAAATCACAGCCTATGATGCTTTTTATGATATGTCAAAGGTGGATGTGTCTTTGTGGTTTGCAGGCAATGAGAACTATGGTTATGCGCACTATCAAAAAGACGATAATTTTAAGAACTTTTATTCAATAATCACAGAATTTGCCAAAGATTATGCAATTACAGGGGTTTCACCGCCGAGCTTATCTATCTTTAGTGTACCGCTGAAATTTGATGATACCTGCGTGGAAAAGGTTATAAAGGACATTACCTTGTCAGATTTAATCCAAGCTTATGCAGAATTAACTTTGAGCTTTGCCGTTATAGATGCCGACGGAAAAATGCGTTTTAAAAGGCTGTATTCTCAATCTTCCGTTGAAACAATCGATTCATACAAAGATTTATCCTTTGAAGATTACGAACTTGAGCCTATCCGTATGTACAGTGCTAAGTTTGCTGATAAAAAAGCGTTTTTGTATGGCAACAGTAACGATTTTTCGTGGTATGTTTCCGATAACATTTTGATGAGGTGCAGAACAACAGCAAGTGATATCGGCACAAAATATAATTCTGTTAATTTTTTTGGTGATGTATATAAATACCGCCCGACAAAAATTAAGCTGTTTTCGTATTGGTGGCTTGAGGCAGGCGATAAGTACACAATTAAAACTCCGTTTGAAGATTTGCCGACAATCGAAACATTTGTGTTCAATAAGAAAATGGACGGATTTATAACTGCCCTCACATCAAAGGGCGAAAAACGATTAGGAAAGGAAGTAAAAGAAAATGAACAAATACAATAAAATTGTCTTTGTGAACGGCTCTGCTCCGCCCCTCAATGCCGACAACCTCAACCATATGGATGAGGGAATTGAACGGGCAACAGACGGAGCAATTGCACTTGAAACCGAAATAACCACGGCAAGAGGTGATTCTAATTCACTTGGGGCAAGGCTTGATAAAACAGACAAGAGTATTGCCCGAAAGCTCGATTCAATGCCGTTCGACAGCGAACCAAAGAATAA